GCGTGCCTTGATCTCCCAGTCACTCAATACCGGCACGTGTCAGGCGCAAAACGGTATTCTACAGTTTGTCGACAAATATCGCCCAGCCAGTGTCCGGCCCATCAGCCTGCCACCGCTGGTGGAATTCAGCCTGCCGCACGCGTACGCGATGCCCAGACAATGCGTCATTGTGGCCACCATGCGCCATATCAGGCATGCCCCGTGGATCCGACATGATCCACTCGCTATCGCTGCTGTATTTCCCCGCGTACCCATGGATGACGCTCCAATGACCACACGCGTCAGAGCCGCACATCGGGGGCTCACCACGAAGAAGATCGCCACTGTGGAGCCACCCGACTAGGACCACGCGGCCTTGATCGATCTCATGCTCGACCTGTTGGGCCGTGGCATCCTGGACGAATCGCACCTGCAGTCCAAGACTGGTCAGCGCCTTGACCTGTGCATAGACCGAAGACGAATCGCCATGTTTTTCACGAATCCGATAGTATTCTTCGTCATCAAGTACCCGCCCATGAAACCGAGCCACCATGGCTGCTGCGCTGGTGAAGCACATGCGGTGTCCATTTGGCAGATCAAACTGCCTGTAATACTTTGGCAGGAAGACTTCTTGATCAATACCGCTCGCTCGCCATGCTTCAAACCAAGCGGAACTGTCATCCAGTATGCTCTGCGGCATGGAGCGTTCAAGCTCTGCAATAGCAGCCAACTGGTGGGGCGTACCACGAAAGAAGGTGAAGAATGGGAGTAGGCTGAGTGACGCCATGTGCCATAGCCTCACTTGTCGACGCGGGTCTCAGGCAGCAGCAGGTCTTTCAAATGCTTGACTGCCAGATCATCCAGGTCATTGTCGGTTCTAGTGACGATTTTTTCAAGCATCGCCACGATCAATTCCTTGAATGCCTTCGACCGCCACATGGTCATCACAATCGGCTTCAGAACGAGCAGCATGGCAAAAGTGATCGTTACTGTAAAGCGTAGCTCTACTTCATCATGGCCAACAATCCTGATGAGCAACACGACAGAGACGGCATCTGTATGGCTGATATCGTCAAGACTGCGGTGCTGACCTGGAGTGCGGCACTGCTCACCATCTCATATCTAGGGATATACCCCCAGATGAAGATGGACAATACATTCGTCGCCTCTCTGCTCACAGGCGCGATGGCATCCTTCGGCATCGAGCGCAAGTCGAACGGCAATAACAAGAAAAAGGACATTAACATTGATAACAAAGACACTCAAGCTGGCATCAAATGACCCGCGCACTTCTGATTCTTGGAATTGCACTCGCAGCTGGATCACCTGCCCGTGCTGACCTACAGCACAAAATCATGTCCTCGATTCAGCTGCAAGTCGGTGGAGCGACCACAACTGCAGAACGCCTCGGTTCTTCGTTCAGCATCAGTGGGACCAACATTGATACAACTGACGGAACCACCGCCAACACCGTCTCTGCTGGCACGATCACCAGTGGCGTCTACGCACCCGGCACCATTGCTGCAACGCAAGACGTTCCAGGTGATGCTTTCTCCTTCAGTCAGACCTACCGCCAAGCTGATGCCGTGCCTACGTCAGCAATCACCACTGGCGATACAGCAAACTTTGGCAGCATTACTTCAACAGCTGCTGGCACGCTTGGCACTTTGGCTGGCACCATCTCATCTGACGGCGGCATGACCGTGACTGGTGGTGGAGCGAATACTTTGGCCGTAGGTCAGCTCGTGACTGAAATCACCATCAAGTGATGTGCTGGCTGTTGCTGCTGCTGATTTTTGCTCCAGCAGCAAATGCTGTGCCAGTGGTGCCTAATTTTTCTCAAGGCACCATGACCAGCCACACCGAGACCACCAGCAAAGTCACCGAGACCATCGTCAGTGAGAATTACTCGACAGGTTTTGAATACTCGGCAAGTGGCGTCAATATCAAACCTGATGGCCCAATCAACCCCGTATCCAGCACCACGGTCAACGGATGGACTTCTTTAGGAGAACGGCCAAACTGGTCAATCATCAAGCCCGGGGAAGCGTTTCAATTCGTCGAGAGTCTGAAAGGGCCGGGTCTTTCGAACGTGACCACCATCCAGCGGGTCACCGAAATTACCAGCGTCACGGATACGGTCTCGTCCTTCTCGGAATAATCGCTGCCGCGCCAGTCAATGCGCAGGATGTCGGCGGTATTTCAGCCACCGCCAGCCCGACTGCGACCAGTAGTGGGTCGGTGAGTAATCAGGCGGTCCAGATACTTCAGGGCAGTGCGATCACGAATACTTACGGCGGCAATATCCAATGCCAAGGACCGACACTGACGGTGACACCGTATTTGAACCGCACCAAGTCCTGGGGCCTGCCGTATGAATACAGCTACCCAGATCCGGTGTACGACCTCAGTGACCTTAATGATGACGGCCGTCTTGACAACCCAGGCGATGTTCTGTTCTTTAAAGACACGCGCACAGGACAAAAAGACAATCACAACTGGAATGTTGGACTGTCGATTCAAGCCACCATCCCACTAGACCAGGGATTACAGCGCCGTTGCAAAGAGGCCGTCGACACGCAGCTCGCACTTCAACAGCAACTGCTGGCCAATAAGAGACTTGATTTTGAGATCTCGCGTTTAAAGCATTGTGGCGAGTTGATGATGAAGGGCATCCGATTCGCCAAAGGCAGCCCTTATGAAAAGGTGTGCCGCGATGTGCGAGCACACCAACCCCTTCCACACACCCATTCTATTTCCGTAACGACCTCTGGAACTTCCTCCGCTCATAGACACTCTCAACCTTGACTTTTTTGCCCAGTGTCTGCTGAAGTTTCTTTGCCAACTTCTTAATCGTCGGCCGGATCGCTTTGAGTAGTAATGGAGTTGCTAGGGCGGCTGATACTGCAATCACTGACGTTCCAGCCGTATTGACTGCCTGTGGGATAGTCGGGATTGCTTCGACGATACGCTGGGTTAGCGGCTTAGGCTCGGCAGGTGGTTGTGCTTGCGTTTCTGGTGCTGCTGCTGGTGGTGGTTCTTTTTTGGGGAGCTTGACCGGCGGTGGTTTCGCAGCTGGTGGTGGATCAGCAGGCCTGGGCTTCGCAGGCTTAACAGGCTGCGGCTTAACCTCAGGCTCCATATCCATCGGATTGAAGTGAGGCAGTTCAATCACCGGCACGCCGATATCTAAAGTGACCGGCGGCGCTTGCGGTATCGCGACTCGTGGCAAATCCACAGCCGAGTTGATCTCAGGTACGACGATCTCACGGATTTCCATGAGATCTAGTTACTTAATTGATTGACGGGATAGCCGGGCCTGTCTGCGATGGCAGCTGCGGCATCTTGGGGATCTCTGGCACAGGGATCTGATCCAGGATCGTTTTGGTCAATTCCAATTTCAGCTCACTGGTGTAATTTTTGACCATTGATGGCACGCGTGTGTAGGCCACAACACCCATCACTGCCATCGTGCCAGACATCACAAAGCTCAGCACACCGAGCAGATTGTAAATCTTTTGCATGGCTGATAAGAAAAAGCCCTCCCTGCTGTGTGAGACCAGGAAGGGCAGCTCTGCCACTTAATCGTAGCTCAGAATGAGAACTTTGCGCCAGTTTTAAAACCGAGGCCTAGCTCATCACCAGTGCCGAATGACACCTCACCGTAGAGAGGGCCGCCGCCGATGCCAGCTTTGCCGGTAAATTCAACTTCACTCTTAGTGGAGTCTGGGAAAACCGCTGCTGGCCCCATCTGGACATAAGCACCATTGTCGAAATCATACCCAAGGTGGGTCTCCAGAATCCCAGAGCCAGTGCCAGAGTCGAGACCGACGCCGATATTCAGTTCAGGGTTGACGTACCAGTCGGCTTGAGCAGGAGATGCCAGCGCAACTGCCGAAACGACGACACCACTCGCAAGAAGGATTTTGAGCATTTGGAAGAGGATTAACGTTTTCCCTGGCCACGGTACTTTTTCCGACCATGTGATGGACGAGAATGTGAGCCATTTCCCTGACTGGTCTTCTTGGGTTTTTTTGGTATAAATGACTCACCATTGAGTGATTTTGCCATTTATCACCAAGGAACACCAGAACCTGAAACAGGAGTGCGCTGCACATCAATCTGTGCTTGGAGCGCAGCTTCGATTTCAGCAACCTTTTCCGCACCACCAAGCTTGGCCTGCAGAGCTGAAATTGCCCAGCTCTCCGTCAAATCTGCATACGGCGTCAGATCTGCGTCATCTTCAGGCTGATCAAGGCCGACGCTGCCATACGCACCAGCAGAGTAGGTGCCGTCATTGGCAGAAACGGTGTAATGCACAGTGGTCACCGCGCCCGACGACAGAATTCTGTCCATGGTGCCAACGGCCCAAGTGAACGTTGTGGTGGGTGTAGACATTGGAAAAGTCCTTGCAGATGAATTTTACTTATTGCGCCTCTAGGGCGGCAATTCTAGTTTCTAGCGTCTCAATTTTGGCGATTGCCTCTTGCAACGCCGCAGTCAACAAAGGCACCAACTTGGACTGGTCAATGCCTTGGTAAACAGGATTGTTTTCAGCATCAACTTCATTGTGCGTGCCAGTAACAGCCTCAGGAACCACCGTTGCAGCTTCGTGAGCAAGGAAGCCATCGACTGTTGCGTCAGGGTCAACGATAAAGTTGAAACGTTTAGGAGCAAGCTGTTTAACTCGGTCAATAGCGCCATTTAGGGCAATAACGTTTTCTTTGAGACGGTGATCAGAGGAAGTGTTAAACGCAGTATTACTGCTATTAACAGTGATAGTGCCTACAAGATTACCACTTCTCCTGAACTCATGAACTGTTCCATCGTCATTTCTATTTGCAAAATAAGCAGTCCCACCTGCCCTAGAGGCAAAAAACGCACCACCATTTGTACCAAGATTCTCAAAAGAGCAACCTACTGTTGTGTTAGTTAAGCCAGGTACTTGTGTTGTACTCTGACCTAACAACAAGTGACCATCAGAAGTAATCCGCATCCGCTCGGTGCCACCATTGGTGTGGAACGTCAGCGCGTTTAGGGCATGTTGATAGAGAATTCGACCGGTGTAAGCAGCAGTACCAGACGTACCATCGGCAAAGTTAATCGCAGAAGATGAGCTTGTTCCGGCGGCAATAGTAATGCCTTGATTACCGCTAGCCGAGCCAACAACTAAA